TTGCATATCAAATATTTTGATTTTAAATCAAATGAATAAACACAAGAACGATATAAATGACGAAATAATTTTAATTTTGAATTTGTTAATATAATGGCGGTTTCATTTGTAAATGGAAGTATAATAGATAATAAATGAATCAATAATTTAACGTTCATATCATACGTTTATTTTTTATTTTCTAAAGAGTATAACAATTTTATTTGACGTTTTGCCATTTTAAGTGTTGTGTTATACGCATAAATTTTACCCGTTTTTTTATTATAAACACGCCATTTTTTAACATTTTTTTTCATTGTATATGGCATTTATATAAATAGAATAGATAATTTAAAAACAACCTTTGTATAAAAGTAGAATGGTGAACAAAGTATTGTATGTTGTAGTAGAAGATATGAATTTGATGGAATGGTATCAAAATCGTGCTAATACACACAATAATAATATTATGAATAATAACCATCCTGATTCTGGATTTGATCTAGCTTGTCCATATGATTGTACTTTACGCGGAACTCAAAAAATCAATTTGATGGTTTGTGCCGCCATGTATTCATTCCCTCTTCATTTTGATTTACATCATATTCCCCAATCATTGGCGCCATCTGCGTATTACTTATATCCTAGATCTAGTATATCCACAACCCCCTTTCGGCTTGCCAATAGTGTAGGTATTATTGATAGTGGATATCGAGGATCTTTAGGTGTATATTTAGATGGTAATGGACAAGTGACTCAATTTCAACGATTGTTTCAAATATGTAGTCCAACGTTAGAACCATTTTTTGTTGTATTTACCAATGAACTTACATTGACAGAACGAAATCAAGGTGGATTTGGATCAACTGGTAGATAAAAATAGTTAGTATATTATGAGTCTATCACTTGGTTTAATTGTAGTCTTTGTTCTTATATTATTAATAATAATCAACATTATAACACCACTTTTAGTTGGTATTTTACATTTTTTTGGAACGTTAATTTCAAGTTTATTTGAGAATAAACATAAAACAGGCGGAAAAAAATAATATAATGAATAGTATGGGATTACCGGGTGGAACAATTGGGCTTATTGTAGTAGCTTGTTTAGCAATTATTGCCATGTTTTTTGCACGTAAAAAATTGTATGCTATGCTTTTTGGACCTAGCATGGATGATTTACCGGGTTCAGGTCAAGTTGGTGGATATCGCAAACGTCGTAAACAACGTAAATAAATTTATACTTTAATACAAATTGTCCGAATACAAATGGGGTTTTCCGTTTTGTATATTGCTAAGTTATCACTTTCAGTAATATATAAAATTTTAAAGTTTGTTTTTTCTAACACTTCTTTTAAATAATCTATATTAGTAAAGTTTCTGTAATGATCATCTCCATGATGTCTAAATGAATCTATTCCTTTATCGCTTCGTGTTTCAATACATAAATAGGTTCCTATAGTTTGGATACTATTTAAAAAAGTAATATGATCTTCATTGGTAATACTATGAAACGTAAATCTAGAATAAATTAAATTACACAATGACTTTTCTACACTACAAAAATTATCTTGTATAAACAAACATGAATTAATTTGAGGATTAATACATGCGAGGTCAACACCAATTACATTATGGGTTTTAGCCAATTCATAACTATCGCGTCCATTTCCGCATCCACAATCCATAATGTTTAGATGTTGATCTTTAAAATAATTTTTTACAAATAAACAAAAATCTGATGGTGACATTTCAACCGATGATTTATAAAAATTTTCCCAATACATACAATTATATATATAATATTATGGCAGGAACATCTCAACCAAAAAGTAAGTTAAACAAAACATTATGTTATATTGTTAAATTATTGTATCAATACTCTATTGTAAACTGGTTTATTGCGTATGGTACTTTATTAGGAATTGTTCGTAATAATTCATGTATTCATGGAGATGATGATATTGATATTGTTTGTGATAAAAATGATATTGATAAAATTAAAAAACTTGCATCAGATCATGGATTTTTTTTAACAAATGGCAATGATATTAATAATAGTAAACCAAATTGTTTTTTAAGAATAAGTAAACCCGAATATGCGCCTATTGATTTTTATTGTGCAACTATACATAAAGATGATTACAATGATACATGGGAAAATGTAGTATGGAAAAATGCTAGTCTACATGGTAAATTTGTTAAAAAAAAATGGAGGGATGTTTATTTACAATTACCCCAACAATATATTTCCAAATTAAAAAACCGATATGGTAAAACGTGGAGAATACCAAATAAAGGATACAAGGGAACACGTAAACTTAAACATTTAAAATGAAATATAAATATGTTGTTTGTTTTAAAAAATGTTTCCTATTCAATATTGTGGAACATGGTTGTTAATTGCCTCTAACAATCCAATGTACATTGGTTCTGAATTATCTGTTGATTATAATACAATTCGATTTAGTCCAATTCAAAAAATAGGACCTATTAAAATTAAAAAAAATATTTGTGGTTCTGCTATTATTCAAAAAAATAAAGTTAAGATTGTATGGTTACCCAATGTAAATTATGATATTGATTGTAGAATATTACCTAAACTTTCTATTCCTTATTATATGCCATGTAAAAGGGTTTATCTAAAACATAATTTAGATAAAACACATACGTGGATGACCATAATGGATGAAAAAAATAAATATAAATATGTATTTCGGCGCACCACTCCCGAAACAACAAAGGACTCTATTTTTAACATATTTTTAACACAATTATTATTTGATTTTATCATACGACATATTTACAACTAAATTTATATATTTTTTTTTGTTTTATTTTTAGGAGCCAATGATTGTAATGGAGAAATAGCATCGGTTTTTAATGTATAACGTTGATTGGTATGAATCAATGATGGTATGGATGTAATTTTTTCATCTTCAACGTTATAAATTACATCTCGTGCACGATGTAAACATTTTTTATCTAATTTATCACGCAACATTGCTTTCAATTGATCTTTTTGTATAGAATCTAATTTTTCATGTTTACTATAATCATCTGCGAAGTCCATCATTCGGCGAAGCTTTAATGACTTATCTAATTTATTCCAAGAAAGATGTTTGGTTTGCGATTCGTTCATGGACACAATTTGATCCAGAGTCATCATGGGTTCTATTTAATATAAACAATTTATATCTAACTTGTTTTTAAGTTATAATTTTACCATCATATTTCATTTCCATTATAAATCTGATTTAATTGTCTATTTACACGAACAAACGTAGTACATTTGGGTATATCCTTAATTTTTTTTGCACCAATATAGGTCATGGTTGAACGTATACCACCTTGAATATTATGAATGGTATGTTTCACATCACCTCTATATTCAATCTTGACAGTTTTACCTTCACTGCTTCTATATTCTGCAATACCACCACTATATTTATTCATTGCCGTAGATGAACTCATACCATAAAAAATTTTATATTGTTTACCTGATTCTTCTATTAAATCGCCTCCTGATTCACTATGACCCGCAAACATAGACCCACTCATTACAAAATCAGATCCAGCACCATAGGCTTTTGAAAAATCGCCAACAACTTGTAATCCACCATCACTAATAATGTGTGCATCTAAACCATGTGCGGTATCCGCACATTCAATTACAGCGCTTAATTGAGGCATACCAATACCTGTTTGTTTTCTGGTAGTACAACAACTACCACTACCAATTCCAACTTTAATAATGTCAACTTTTCCTTCAACAATTAATTCTAACACACCTTGTTGTGTACAAACATTACCAGCAATTAATATAACATTTGGATATTTATGTCGAATCATACTACACGTTTGAATAAATTTAGTCATATAACCATTTGCAACATCAATACAAATAAATTTGGGATTAATTTTATCCATAATGTCATCTAAATTTTCCAAATCTTTTTCACCAATACCAGTTGAAACTGCAAAATAATTTACATCCAATCCGATTAAATCATTACTTTTATAATATTTATGTAAACAAGTTAACATTTTATATTTTTGCATTTCACGAACCATTTCAATAGTTCCAGTCGTGTCCATATTACTTACCATGATTGGAACTCCAGTCCATGTATGAGGAGAATATTTAAATTTAAATGTTCTTTCAAGAGAAACTTCATTGCGCGAAGAATAATTACTTCGTTTTGGAATAATTAACACGTCATTAAAATCAAGTTTAACATCATCTAATATCTTCATAATTTGTATTATAAATCAATATTTATATTGTTTCTATAAGTTTTTAAATGTAATTTTACCATACAAAACACGGATCATTTACTATTTTTTTAAGAATTAATTGAAGTGCTCTGTTTTCCATGTTTTGTTGAATTTTTTTTTTATTTGAAACTAAAATATATAATTCTAATTTTTGGTTTACTTTATAAAATTCTAAACTATGTTCAAAATGAAATGAATATTGTTTTAAATAAGTATCTTTTTTAAAAACAAATATACGACAAGGTCCCAAAATATGATCGCCATCTGTAAATTGATATTTTCCAACAATCCAATAAGATTCGCACCAATTATGCCATACAACATCGCGCGATAATGTCATGTAAGTTTCATCTTTTTTTATATCCTTATTTGATACACGTTGAAATGTAAGGCATCCAAGATTAAACATTTTTTAAATTGTATTTATAAAAAAGGTTCAATTTTTTAAAGTTTAGACATTTTTTTTGTATATTGTTATAGAATGAATACACGAAATAAAAATATGCGAGGCGAATTTTTTATTAATCAATCATTTCAAATAAAACAAGCTGAATGGCAAACGTCACAATCATCCATTCAAAGTGCCGCCTATCCTTGTTATGGAATAAATGTTCAAAAAATGCCAGCAGAAACTTTATCTACCAATGCCGTAGATATTGAAACGTATTTATATGGTATAGGGGCAAATAATTATTTATTTCCTACAGCTACACCTACATTTGCTCCCAAACAACTTCCCTTTGTTAAATTTTTTGATCAAACTAACTTATATATGCCACGTCTACCGGCAATTCCACAGAATCAAAGGCCGTAATTTTATCTAAAATGGTATCTAATCGTGCACATGTTTGATGACATATAGAATACGTGTCTTTTAAATTAATAATACCTTGTTTTGATTTACGAAGATGAAGTTTAAGCCTTGGCTCTTTGGGCAATAAAGCAATTGCATCATTAATAATACGATTAATTGTTTTAATCGTTTCATTTCTACTATCCTGGCGTTTCCATCTTCGTAAACATTCTGGAATTAATGTAGTTGATTCAATATTTAAATAGGCATCTCGTGTAATTAATTTTTGACCTTTTTCAACTTGTTGTAATAATTTTAAATTAATAATAATTTCTTCCGTTTCCATAAGTTTGAACTATAAATTATTTTACTGAAACATTGATAGGTAAAATAAATATAATAATACTATATGCGAGCATCGTATTTAACAAAATTAAAACAGGATAAAACACTTTATTGTTGTAACCTATATACAATTACATATAATGGTAATAGTAATACAAGTGGAACTGCTCCAGTAGATAGTTATTCCCCTTATAATAGTGGTTATTTAGTAACAATTCTTGATAACGTTGGAAATCTTCAAAAAACTAATTATACATTTAGTGCATGGAATACTGCTGCTAATGGTTCAGGAACACCTTATATAGCTGGAGCAACATATAATGGTGGAGCAAGTATAATATTGTATGCTCAGTGGATTTAAATATTAATTAAATATATGTATGTAAAAACATGTTGTAACAACAAAGAAACAATTAAATGTTGTCCTTCTAGTATTATTAAGGTAACGTATGATGAATTAATAGGGTTGATAACTACAAATAGATTAATAAATGGATTTACTTATTTAATCAAAGATTATCAATATAAGTATACTAATCTTGTAACAGATGTATATGGTCCAGTTGAACCATTATATGTAAATGCTATATCCAACAATACATTGTCCAATGTAGCTGTTTCCTATTATTACCCTGGCGATATAATAGATTATGATGTGTTTGGAAGTTATAAGGGAACAATTTTATCGCGAAGTTAAAGAAGATGTTGAATGTTTACATTTAGCTGTGTCAAAAAAAATAAAAGTAACACCATACTTGCCATACACATTAGTTTTTTCATATACTATATTAGAATATTTTTAATTTTTTAATGATTTTACATATATCAATACGCTGCATCATCCATAAATAACAACGTAAACATACAATTACATCAATCATAGAATTATGTAAATTTTTAGCTTCTTCTTGAAATAAATGTCGATGTAATTCTTCCAATTTAGGCCATTTGTAATTGGGTAAACTACAAAGACGTGTACTTGACATCATAGTGCAATAAGTTGGTTTTTGAATAGAAAAAGGAATCTTTTTACGCATACATTCTACTTGTAACATAGCAATATCAAATTTAATGTTATGACCAATCACCAAATCAGATTTTTGTAGACATACATCAAAAATAGGATAAATGTCTTCAAAACAAAATCCTCTAACTTTATTCATAGAATTAGTAATTCCATGAATATGATCATTTTCAATTGTAGTATTTGTTTTTATAACATAATCATATTCATCATACTTGTAAGTATCTGTGTCCATCCATAAGAAACTGAATTGTACAATAAATGGCCATTGGTCTAACGTTTCTTCAAGTAAAGGTATTTTGGGAATTATATTAGTTGTTTCAGTATCAAATACTAATATTTTCATAATTTAAATATATTAACATTAAAAGCAAATCATTTTTATTATCTTAATGTATGGTTATGAAGAGTATTTTATGGATGCTATTTTTATGTATAATTTTACTTTTTAGTTTAGGGAATAATTCAATTCCTATTCTTATAGAACCTTCGGGTAAACAACATTACAAATCTCAAGAAGATTACGATGAAACATCTGTTCCAGGATTATTTTCAGTAATAGAAGGAATGAATAAAAAAAAGAAACAAAAGGAAAAGAAACAAGAAAGGGCTGCTACTGCTGCTGCTAATATAGTTGATACAGCCCCAACTACAGATGATACAACTGATCCAACTACAACTGATCCAACAGCCCCAACTACAACTGATCCAACAGCCCCAACTACAACTGATCCAACAGCCCCAACTACAACTGGTCCTGTCGCACACAATAAACACCATAAACACAATAAGCATGGATCTAGTTTACATGAGGCATATAAATCAACCATGCATGCGGGGCATCATGTAGCACATCAAACATCTAATATGTTATCTAATAAACATCATTCTGGTCATGGACACCATTCTGGTCATAGCGGTCATAGCGGTCATGGCGGTCATGGCGGTCATAGCGGTCATCATGGTCATGGCGGTCATGGCGGTCATGGCGGTCATCATGGTCATAGCGGTCATCATGGTCATCATGGTCATAGCGGTCATCATGGTCATCATGGTCATCATGGTCTTAATAATTGTATGTCTAGTCAGTTTGGATGTTGTCCAGATAATACAACGGCAAAATTAAATTATATAGGAAGTAATTGTTCTTCTTATCCCCCCACTGCAGGAGTTCAATATGGATATTGTCCTGATGGTGTTACAGCAAAAAGTGATATGTATGGAAGCAATTGTGCTCCTTATCCTTCATCACAGCCACCTCCACCTCCAATGGGATGTACTGGTCCTTATGGATGCTGTCCTGACAATGTTACACCAAAAACAGATGCTGTTGGAAGCAATTGTGCTCCTTACCCGCCACCAAATCCCCCACCCCCAGCTGGGTGCACTGGTCCTTATGGATGCTGTCCAGACAATGTTACACCAAAAACAGATGCTGCTGGAAGCAATTGTGCTCCTTACCCGCCACCCCCAGCTGGGTGCACTGGTCCTTATGGATGCTGTCCTGACAATGTTACACCAAAAACAGATGCTGCTGGAAGCAATTGTGCTCCTTACCCTCCATCCCAATATGGATTATGTCCTGATAATGTTACACAAAAAACGGATTCTGCTGGAAGCAATTGTGCCCCTTACCCGTCAACACCCCAATATGGAATGTGTCCTGATAATGTTACACCAAAATCAAATTCTGCGGGAAGCAATTGTGCTCCTTACCCGCCACCAAACGCTTCCCAATATGGATTATGTCCTGATAATGTTACACAAAAAACGGATTCTGCTGGAAGCAATTGTTCTCCTTACCCGCCTCCTGTTCCTCCTCCAGTACAATCATCTAACACAAATGCTATTTTTGTAGCAAATCCTATGAATACAAATACACCAACATGCCCAGAACCTCAACCATGTCCTCCGTGCGGAAGATGCCCAGAACCATCGTTTGATTGTAGAAAAGTACCCAATTATGCTAGTACAAATTCAGAATATTTACCCGTTCCTATTTTAAATGACTTTTCACAATTTGGAATGTAAATTTATTATTTAGAAAGTAAAAAAAAATATTTTTATGTAAAAATATTTTTTATTTATATGAAAGAAATCATTCACGAATCTTGTAGTCCTTCTAAGACAAAACGAACATTTTCTTGTTATTTTGATAACGATTTACATAAATTAAAACATGTTTATAACAAAACAAAAAAACATAATCCTATTAAATCTAAAACTCCTCAACAAATTTGGATGGATTTAAATGATCGTTTAACTCATTGTAAAAAAGAATCTTGTTTTTCTGAAACATTAAATGTAGATTTAAAACGTTTTGCACCTAAACACCCCTCTTCTTGGAAAAAAAATAAAAATGAATGGTTGTCTAGTTCCGAAATAGATGACGTTTTAAAACAATATGAAAAGGCTTATTCAGAATTCAAATATATTGGTCCTTCTCCATCAGATTATTTTTTTAAAGAAAACAATGAATGTGTATGGAAAGAACTATGTGATTTGAATGTAACCAAATTACCTCCTCATATTACAAAAATAGGAATTGTATTTAATTTAGATAAACATGATGGACCAGGCACACATTGGGTAGCTGTATTTATACATGTGCCTAAAAAAGTAATGTACTATTTTGATTCGGCAGGAGAACGTATTCATAAAAATATAAAAAAATTACATCATCAAATTAAACAGCAGGATTCAGCCTATAAATTAGTTCAAAATTATCCTAAAGAACATCAAATGGGTACATCTGAATGTGGAATGTATGTTTTATTTTTTATTATTATGATGATTAATCAACCAAATTTTGAAATATTCAAATCTGGGCGCGCATTTACTGATAAAAACATGTCAAAATTCAGAACCAAATTTTTTAATGAGTAAACATTGCGTCAATCACGGAATTAGTTAAATTTTCTTTTTTATCAACTGGATATACATTGTAATGTATTCCTAATCCAGGATTATGATTTACTTCAAGCACAACACCATTTAAATAATAAGGAAGAGAAATATCTTCGCAAATAAAATCAATACCACTTATTTTTAAATCCAACACCCGATTTATTTTTTTGAATAACATAATGTTAATAGGATGTACATAATCTATATCTATGTAGGTTACGTGTGATCCATTTGACATGTTAGAAACATTTGTCACAATAAGCTTTTGATTTAATGGTAAAATATCATCTATGGTATATCCCTGTTGTTTTATATATTCATTATCTATGGTATGAATTTTAAAAATTTCTTTTTTTGTTTTATTATAAGCATTAATTAAGTTATTAATTGAATGTTGTCCATCACCAATAATACTAGGCGGAGACTTCATAGTAATTCCTATAATAGTATCATTTATTACCATGATTCTATATTCTTTACCCATTGCTTGCTCTTCAATGAAAACGTTTTTATTAGGCATTGAATTTATTTTTGCCAACAATTTATCAATCGATACTATATCCGTTGTTACACCATGTCCCTTTTCTCCGCTTGGCGGTTTAACAACAAATGGAAAGTTTAATTCTTGAACATGTTTTAAATTTTCATCCAATGGTATATTTTTATCCCATAAATACGATTTAGATACTGGAATGTCATGTTTAGATAATATATTGTTTATGATTGGTTTTTTATTTATAATGGAAAAATTTTTGGTTGCTTCATTTAATCTAAAATTAATTGTATCATTATCCTTTTCTAATGTCTTATTTTTTACATCAATGGTTATATCATCTTCTTCATATTTTTTTTTAAAATAATAACTTGAAAACATTATACCTTCTTTAATGATAAAATATTTTTGATATACATAAAATAATAGTACAATTATAAATATATAGATCAACATATTATCATACAACATATTAATAAAAAATGATTTTGTAGTATAGCATTATTTTATAATCATGACCTTGATAAGATTGAAAGTAACTACCGATGTTATGGATAAATCAACCATGTCAGATCTTGTAGTAGCAGCGTTTGAATGGATAGATGTTCGTGTAACTACAAAGTGTAAATTAAATTACGATCCTCCTTATATGGTAGTTACATTATTAGATCTTTCTATGGAATTATTTCAAGTGTTGTTGTTAATAGAAAAAACGGGTGTAGCACCTCTTATTTATGATGGAAATGTGTACATCTTACGTTTTTATGAAAATTAAAAAAATTGAAATAATAATATATTTTTTTTATTTTAACATGGAATCAATAAAAGAAGCCGTTCTTATTTATGGTGGATGGGTTATCGCCCATCATGCAGCATCTAATTTATATGTTAAATTGTGTACACCCAATACAATTCTTGGATTTATTGTATCGCCTCTTATGGTAAATACACCTCAGTGTGTAGGTTTACGCTGGGTGTTGGTTAATGGTTCATCCGCCATTTCTACCATGTGGACGATGGCAGGTTTATGGGTCATTAAACATATTAAATTCCGATAAATATATTAAAATTGATATATATTTTTTTTAATTAATATGTACACTATGAATATTATAATTGTTAAAATGCCAAACTATATATCGTCGCGTTTAATTCATAATGACCATGAAGTAGGTCATTTTGATATTGATTATAATACAAATACAATATCTATGGGAATTGGAATTGATGATGCGTATCAAAATAAAGGATATTCTAAACAACTCATTCGTGCTGTATGTAAAGAAGTATGCTTTTCAGATGATAAAAAAATATTTATTGATACAGATGCAAGCGAAGGATTTTGGAATCATGTTGGGTTAGTTGTCAACCCATTGTACGATTTTACAGAAGACCAACGTGATGTAGAAGGTTCTGGGTACGAAAAATTTATTACATTCGATAAACTTAAAATGTTTGTAAATGATGAATCGATGAACGACTAGGTTTACAAAATGGTTTATACCGCGTTGGCATCATTCGTTTCATGGGTACAGGAACGTGTCGTGGAGGAAGAATATGAAGTAAAGGTTCAAGTTTAATTACATTGGGTGCTAAGACCTGAACCGGAAACAACCATAATAACCACAACATCTCTAACCATGATTATTTTTAATCATATTTTATTTCAATTTTTTATAAATTAAATTTATAATAATTGGTTTGATGTGTTTTGTATCCATAGGATAATGCTGGATCAATAGGTGGAGCATCTTCAATCACGACTGGTATGTATCTAAATTTTTCAGGTTTTAATATAAACGCATACCCAGATGAATTAAATAACGTATTATATGCTTCTAAAAAAGTATCTTTGGTTTGAAAACACATGGCTGACATTTGAACAGCATACTGCATTGTAATTGAACTATTATAATTGTCTGATTTGTAAGATAAATTTGGATAACAAATGGTCATATTTTTTTTATTAAAATCAATCAATTCATCCATGTCTGGCGTATGAACAACATCATTGTAATGAAGAGATCTTAAAAAAGCTGAATTTCCTAAAATGTTTACTAATTCATCTAATTTACTTTGTTTAATTTTCATTCCATCTACTTTATCAATCATGATAATGACTTTACCCAACAATTTTTTGATACTAGTCATTCCTAAATTATTTCCATGATTTTCATAACTATATTCACTTGGAAGAAGCCATCCATCTAAATATTCAACAATACAATCAGCAAGGGCATTGTATATTTCTATATGTTCACTTTTTATTTTAAAATGAAGAAACAATGGATCATTTGAATTAGGACATGTATTCGTCGTCATGGATTGAGAAATTGCATTTTCAGAAATATGTTTAATGACATATTCTAAAGGTATTGAATTGTAGGTTCCCTTTTCAGTAAATTTATTAGAATTAGATACAGCTACAACGGCTTTATCATTTACACTATAAATTTCAAAATCTAAAACTCTACATCCTTGTTTAATAACATTGTCTAAAGCGCATAAATCAACCCAATCATTTTTAAATTGGCCTGAAGCACAACTATTGTACGATGATTTTATATAAAAATCGCGTACAGCGTAATCAAAATTTTTATCTTTTTTTCCTATTCCTGTAATCAATGGCGTGTTAACAGAAGAACATCCCTGTTTAGAATATTGTCGTGCTATATAAATAAAAATACATATAACAATTGCAAAACTTATTATTTTACTTAACATATAGTTTATAAAGTTTTATTTTTTTATTTACAATTACGATTTTTTTCCATGTTAGAAGTTTACATAATTTTACGTTTAGATTTACGTTTACGTTTTGACTTGCGTCTTGTTTTACCTCCAACCAATCCTAATGGTACAAATCTATACGTTGGACTTATTACAAGATAACCATAATCTTTTTTAGAAGTAAGATGGGTTGCTTCAACGTGATATTCATTGGTAGTAATACGTATGGTATCATTTTCTACTTCTACATTTAATCCATCTAATAAAGAAGGTAATTCATTTTTGTAATATTGTGTTATATTACTTGTAAGAAAATCATGTGTAAGAAAATCAAATTCTGGCATTAAATTCATAGTTGGTTTAAAATAATCATCCAATTCTGTGCCTCCAGTACCAACAATATATTGATTTACATGAAGATTTCTACCATCACGTCGTTTTATATCAAGAACACTCTGTTGATATATATGAAAATCAGCACATAAATAATCAATTTCTGGCACATCAGGTGGTAAAAATTCTAACAATGAATTTAACATCATATAATTTGGAGCAGGTGCTTTAAGTTCGCGTTCTTTTATACGAAATATAAATAACGGATGATGTGCGCAGCATACAATTTTACTAAATTTTCCTTGATTTGATGCTATTATATGTACCATTTTTTCAACTTGTCTATGTCTTAATTCTGGCAATGATCCAGTATAACAATTAGGTTCATCATCATTATATTCATACATACTTGAATCTAAAAACAAATACAATGTTGTTTCGTTCAATAAAAAACTTTTATCTTCGTCTGAATAAATTGTACTAAAATGTATAGTTGGAGGTAATTCACTAAATGCTTCTATTTCTTCATGTAATATAATACATTTATCTTCTACGTCTACTTTTAACTTTTTTTTAGATAGTTTATCATATTCATGGTTTCCAGCTAATACATGTGTGGTAACACCCGCAGTTCTTTTGTATAACAATTTTATAATATCATAGGCTTCTTTTTCATGATATTCCTTTAATTTACCATCTTTTTTAATATAATAATTATCTCCTGCAATAATAACATTATTTACCGAATTATTTGTAATGTAGTAATTCAATGAACCTAGTACTTCTTTGACTTTATTTTGATAATCTCCCCAACAACCAAAAAAAATAATTTCATTCATACCTTATTAAAATATATTTTCAATATCTATTATATTTAAATGTGGTTGAAATAATTTAATAAATTCTATGTCTATATCAGCATTTGTATCATAGGTAAGAATTTGTTTTATTTCGTCTAATGTAAATTTATTATTGAAAAATATATTTTTTAATCTCACAGATTGAACACACATTTTACGAATACTTTCATGAGTATGAACCTCATTTTTTATAGTAGGAGTTGGGTTTGTATACATAATTTAATATAACATAACTTTTTATGTTTCAATTTATAAAAAAAATACTTATACCCATCCTTATGTTTAATTTACATAACGAAGATGTGCTTCGTAGGCTTCATCATGTGTGTCATATTCTCCAATTTTGATTCGTTTATTATTAACAAACGCGATAGAAATAAATTTTTTTGTAACGGGATTGTAATCAAAATCAATATGTTGTTGACGTAAAAATCCATAATTTTCAACACTTAAATTGGATAACGCACAATTAAGACGATTTCCGTCTTTATGGTGCATGATAAATTTATTTTTATGTTCATTAAGATATGCCATGTACATAAGCCGACTTCTCATGTATTGCTTTTTTTGAATAATAATAACATTATATCCTTGATTATGATTAGGTGTATTTTTAATGATTTTCCATGTTCCAGATTTCATTTTCCTTTCAATGTCCCCATTTTTATAAACACGGAAATGAGATTCTTCAATTTGAATTTCTTTCATACTTTTGTTTTTTGTAATTGTATTTTTTCAATTTCAATTTTTAACATAATTTATGTAAATTATTCATAAAATCCTCTTTTATTATCCATCCTAATTCTTTTAATTTTTGATTACTAATGTAATATCGTTTATCATTAAATGGACGATCTTCAACATATTCTATCCATTTTTTGTAATCATCTGTATGATGAATAAATTTAATTAAAATTTTTGCAATACTAAGTACAGAATATTCCATTCCATCATCGCATCCAATGTTATATACTTCTCCAATGACTCCTTTGTCTAATATAATTTCAAACGCCGATGCCGTATCATTTGAATGTAAAAATGCCCGAACATTACTACCATCTCCTTGGATGGTTACCTTTTTATTTTGTTTTAATAATTCTATAAATTTAGGAATTAATTTTTCTGGATATTGATTAGGACCATAAACATTATTACCCCGCGTAATGATAATCGGTAATTTAAATGAATGATTGTAGGATTGTGCTAATAATTCTGCTCCTGCTTTAGTAGCCGCATATGGATTAGTAGGACATAAAACAGAATGTTCTGTTTTATGATTTTCTTCAATTGTATTCATAGATTCACCATAAACTTCATCGGTAGATACATGAATAAATTTTTTTATTTTTCCATACCTTTTACTTGCTTCCAATAATGTATGTGTTCCTACTATATTATCATTTGTAAATTGTAAAGAATCATCAAATGAATTTTGAACGTGAGTTTGAGCAGCAAAATGTATAATTTCTGTTATTTCATATTCATGTAATATATGTTTAATAAAATCATAATTACACAAATTTCCTTTTTTCAAAACATATTTTGAATCATTTCGTATAGATTCATGTACATTATGTTCATTAGCACAATAATACATGGCATCTAAATTGACTAATTTATTTATTTTATTTTTTGGAAAGTAATTGTTTATAAAATTACTACCAATAAATCCACATCCTCCAGTAATAAGTAAATTTGGTTTAGACATAGTTTATATTAATAAAATTTAAATAACCACAATCCAAATATACAACAAAATAAAAAGAATAAAAGTTTCCATTTTTCTTTGTAAAGCCGTTGTGTTTTAGACATGGATGTTTCAAAATTTTGTAAAAATTCATCATAATGGTTTGATAATGTAATTTCGTCTTTATTCAATCGTCGGTTAATAATATTATGAATATGATGCATCCATTTAATAAAATCTTTGCGTTCATCTAAATAAGGTGTAACTGGATTATCCTTTAAAATTTTTTGAAATTGTGTTGCAATGCTAGGATTAGGTATAAATTCATGTAAATGATGAATAAATCGATAATATATTTTTTTTTGTATACTAGTTGGATGTTTAGGATAATGAAACGCTATTGTGTGTAACATAAACCAATAATGAGGTCCCCAAATGGTTGGATCCATATGATTATTTTATATTAAAATCCACAACATTCTATTTCATATACAAAAAAATATATAATAAATTATGATTATTCCAATCAACCTAACTATGACATTTGATACTCTTCCCGATGATATAGAAAGAGAATTAAGAGAATTAGACCTATATCCAAATGATCCCGATACAGAAAATATTCAATTTACCGATGTAAATGCTCCTCTAAGTTTAAAAACTTATTTGAAAGAACATATTGTTGATGATTTAATAGAACAATTTAATCAAGATAGTCTTGATGTATTAAATTACACTATATATGTACATAGATCTCAATTTATAATTAATGCCATAGTCAGAGTAATTTCAACACGTAGAATTAATGATATAATCATAGAATTAAATCGACTTATTATATCAATTTGTCAGCTTGGATCAAATTCTAGTTTTTTTGCTAGAATTAATTTTCCTGGAAATGACGAATATTTACGTCCTTCATACGTTGATCGTATGTACAAAAAAATGTTTGGAAGAGGGCGTAAATCTAAACGTCGCAGAGATTCAACAGGTAAACGAAAAACAAAACGATAATTATTTTTTATGTGTTTTTTTACGTTTTTTAATACGGGTTTTTCTTCCTCCGCCGGGCACACGCGAAACTTTTGGTGGCTTTGGTAAAATATCACTCAAATTTAATCCATTTTTTTCAAGCCATTCTCCTAATGTCATTCTATCACGAAGTGCTTGATCATTGTAATACATCCTTAAATATTCTATGCTTTCACGATTTTCATCGAATTGATCCCAATTTGTACTAGTATTATCCGGAATGTTATTTAATAACATATGTATAACCTCTAAGATCAAATTAGGATTTTCGTCTTCTAACATGTCAGACAAGTACTGCTCCCATGTTGTCCAAAGGGGAAGGGTCGGTGTGGTGTGAACGCGAGTTGGAGAATCTGGGTCAACTGGGTCAACTGCGCTTTCTTCCAAATGACCCCACTCGAGCGAATCGACTTCAGCACGACGAAGTTTATCGGCCTCTGCTTGCTCTTGAATGTGGAGCAGTCGCGATTCGTCCAAAGCACGCAACATAGCCGCCTCTTGAACTTGGAATCGAAGAGATTCCTCAACCGCACGCGCTTCATCTCTATCTGGGTCAACTGGGTCAACTGGCAAATTATTGGGTGGTTCAGGTGTATCGGGTTTATCCTTGTCATTATCTTCAGATTCTACAAAATTACATACTAATTCATAATTACAAGCATTTATGGTTGCTACTAATTGAGCTAATTCATCTGATGATAAAACTCGCATTAATTGATTAATAAGCATACGCATTCTATCACTAAAAAAATAATTCATTTCAGTTAAATTACGTGCAACCAATTGTCTACCTCTAACAAAAACTCGTTGAGCACCTTCTAAACTACCCTGACCCATTACACCCGCATTGTCTAAACCAAGTCTACCTAATTCACGAGCACCTTCTAAACCATGTCTACCTAATACACCTGCTGTATCCCGTCCATAACGATTTACACGCAATCCTAATTCTAATCCACTTCTACCTAATACACCTGCCGTTTCTAATCCTTGACCGGCTGCTGCTAAACCATGTCTACCTAATACACCTGCTGTATCCCGTCCATAACGAAGAGCATCCTGTCCTAATTCTAATCCACTTCTACCTATTAGACCGGCTGCTGCTAAACCATGACTACCTAATACACCTGCTGTATCCCGTCCATAACGAAGAGCACCCTGTCCTAGTTCTAACCCACTTCTACCTAATACACCTGCCGTTTCTAATCCTTGACCGGCTGCTGCTAACCCACTTCTACCTAATACACGAGCACCTTCTAAACCACGTCTACCTAATACACCTGCTGTATCCCGTCCATAACGATTTACACGCAATCCTAATTCTAATCCACTTCTACCTAATACACCTGCCGTTTCTAAACCTTGACCGGCTGCTGCTAAACCATGTCTACCTAATACACCTGCTTTATCCCGTCCATAACGAAGAGCATCCTGTCCTAATTCTAATCCACTTCTACCTATTAGACCGGCTGCTGCTAAACCATGACTACCTAATACACCTGCCGTTTCTAAACCTTGTTTAGCAACAAAACATCCTACACCCCATGTAAATCTACATAGATTAAAAAATTCAGCTGCTCTTCTACTACCAAATGCTAATAATAAATCAATGTTACTAGGATCATCGCCACGTGAAGGATCAATATCAAATTCTCTTGCTGCATCATCTGTAAATCCAGTTAATGCAGGATCATCAATACCATGTGTTGCAGCAAGTGCGCGAATTGTATCTCTTGTTGTATTCCTTACTGCTGCACCACCATCACATCCATTATCTTCATTATATAAATACTCATTGCCATTTGGAGCACGAACAATGACATCAAAATT